TGCTAGGCTTATTTTTTATCATAGAACCGTTATACATCGATAGATTACCATTATCATTATAATGTTCTAACATTTCAAAATAAGCCCTTAAATCATCAATTTTATCTTCAGTGTTTGCGTAACAAACATCGCCTAGGCTTGATTCTGTATCATCACCTCTATAAAGATCGCTAGGCTTAAGTTTTGGTATATTCATGCCACCACCATATCCTGTTACATATCTACCACGATAATGAGCGTTCATTACAGACCCGCAATCGTATTGATACATCATTTCTAAAGTAGAATAAGGGTCAAAAGTTTGAAAATAACTATCTACATTTAAATTGTTTTGATCAGCAAATATTTTATATTTAGGATCTTGCATCTGCTGTTGCGCCATGATCTTTAAAAACTGTTCAAAATCTAAATTACCATCTGCGTTCTTTGAATTGTTTATTAATAAACTTAAATCATCATTTATAGTTTGTTCTGTTGAAAGAGATTGTCCGCGGTTATTTTTTGGTAATATAGATTCAAAAGTATTTAAAGTTACGTTGTCATGAAACTTAGCTATTTGATTAGGAGGCACGTTTGTTGTTAAATAGTCGTATTCATCTAAAACTTCATAAACATACTTCATTTGCTCTTGCATGTAAGGCTCGTATGTACTAATTACATTTTGTATTTTTTCACTATTAAGTAATACCTCGTTATAGTAGCCTTGTTGTTCTATTATAGTTTCTTTAGCTTCTTGTAAATTACCACTTACAGCAGCGTCTATAGCTTCTGTAGGAAGAGTGCTAGTTGAAATATCTTTTTCTTCAATACCACCAGTTGTTGATATAGCTTCTTCAACGTCTGTTCCTTCAAATTTTTCAATGCTTACGTATTTTTTTGTAGCCGCATCCCATCTTTGCCCTTGTATAGCACAGCTACCGTCCTCTACGGTCGCGTCTTTATTGTAATTAGAAGCAGAGCTAACCATACAGCCAGGTATATCTTGCTTAACAACTTGTTCTTGTTCAGCTCCCTTAACTATATCCTCTTGTAATTTTTCGTTTTCTACTTGTAGAAGCGGATTAAATTTCATATTATATTTTCTTATATTTGTTTATTAACTTTCTACTTTCGCTTAAATAGCTCATTGGACTATTTTCTCCACTAGGCGGTGGTGGAGGTGGTGCTTGCGCCATTGCTTGCTCTTGCGGTGGAGGTGCTTGTTGTTCAGTTTTTTCAGCATAAACACCTTGTTTGTTTTCTTTTTCTTTATCTATGTTTGACATAGTTTCGTCCATTATTTTTTGAGCACCTTCACCTGGTTGTGCAGCTTGTTGAGGTACATTTTTATTGTAAGACTCAGTTAGTTTAGATACTAACCAACCATGTACTTCGTCTGTTAATAGATCAAGATCAAAAGTGTTGCTTTCAGGCATAAACTTTTCTACATCAGCGTTAGGATTACCTTCTAAATAATCTTGAAGCCAAGATTGACCATACAAAGGATCAAAGGCCCATGACAAAATACTGTCTTCATTTTTTAATAACTGATCAGCGTTACCCTTTACTGTGTTTTCGTTTAGTGGCTTACCAGACTCAGCTAACTTTTGTAAACTTTCAGAAACCTCTATAAACTGAGCGTGACCAATACTGTCCTTAGCAAAAACATCAAAATCCAACTCTTCAACATATTTTACGTTTGGTAACCCAAAAGACTTAATACCTATTTTACCGTCTTCAGCAATACCTATAGTAGTGTTTTTATCACCCATAAAAGTAATATTACCAATAAATCTTTCGTCTTTTTTAGAGCCTTGAGAAACTACAGATCCACCAGCGTTACCTTCGGTGGCGTCACCAGCGTTTCTATCTATCCAGTCTAGAAATTTACCAGAATAAGTTGTTACATCTTGTATTAAAGTATTTACAGACGTACTTATTTTTTGCATAACGTCATTATTCTTTTCATTTGTAGCTTTTACCATTTCAGCTTTTTTACTTTGCAACCACTTAGTTATTATACTAACCCACTCTTTGTTTTGAAAAGAGTTTATAGGTTTATCTGTAGTTGGGTCGTACTTAGTATGTTTTATAAAAGTATCAATTTTTTTATCCATTGTTGGACCATATGCTTTCATTTTTTCCCATACGGTACTAAATTGTGAATCTATGTTTAATTGCTCTTGTTGGCGTAGTGGACTTCCATAATTCATAGGTGCGCTAGGCATCCAGTTTTCTCTATATCTTTTTATACTTAAATTACGTCTTGGAAATGGAGATTTAAATTGTATAGGCGTTTTATATTGCGTAGGAGCATTAGACTGAAGATCACCGTTAAAAAATCCTCTAGACTTCATTTTTAACAATTGTAAACCTTCATAACCAGGATATTTATCTAAAAAATCTCCGTAAATTTTTTGGCTTTTATCAGTCTCGTTATAGTCACTATACTTTTGCTGTATCTCAGCTAAAGAACTTTCAACTTCCTGTAGTTTTGTTGTATAATAACTTCTAAGTTTTTTCCATTGAGCAGCAGAAAGCTCACCTGTTACAGGTACGCCAGCATTTCTAAAAATTTGTCTCATTGCTCCATTAGAACCCTTAAAAACGTTTTTATTAAACGATATTGTACGTAAGCCGTTAGCATCTTCTTTTATGTCAAAGCTATAATTCCATGATTTTCCTATAGCGTCTTTACCTTTACTGACATAACCAGATACCTGACCATCGTTATTAAACACGCTTTCGTTTTTAAATTTTCTAAACTCACCACCACCTAAAGCGTTTGATATACCAGAGTTTTTGCCACTTGTAATACCAGCTACGTTTGGATTAACATTGTTTTTAGGATAACTATTATTTATTTGGTTTCTTTGTTTTCTGTTATAACTTTGTCCTGCTCCTATGTTCTGGTTTGCATCGTTTGCGGTTACAGATTGTTGGTTTCCTAAATTATCTCCTGTATTTTTTTTATTATCGACTACTACATCATTATCATCATCTTTTTTTATATCAGGTTTATTATCATATATACACGCACCATCAGGTTGAACCTCTGCGTATTCATCATAATTTGTAGCCTTTGGATCCATACAACCTTCTTTTCTAATATGGCCCTCTGTTTGTTTTTTATCTACATTTTTATCATCAACATCATCAACATTTTCTTTTTCTTTGTTTTTGTCTCCTTCTTTTTTAATTTTCCTGAATTTTTCTTGATGAGACATTATATCTGTCAATGTTTTTTTAGCATCACTTACTTTTGACCAGTCAGGAAAACCACCTAAATATTCTCCTTCACCAGCTTTAGCCTCTAATGAAGTAAGCCAAGGATTTGATTTACCTGTTGTTCCACCCGTAGCTATGTTGTAAGGTTGTTTGACTTTAAAAGGGCCTTTTGGTTTTTCGTGAACATAACCCATTTTATTCATGCGTACATGATCTTCATGTGTGTTAGCCTCATAACCCTTACCTGTTTTAGGGTCATACATCATATGTTTTTCAAATTCTTTTGCCATATTTAATCTCCTTTATTTGACTGTACTTGAGTTATTGCCCCACCTACGCCACCAGCTATTTCACTAGCACCAGACCACATTGCAGTGTTAGCTTGTATTAAACCTTCTGTTGCAGCAGCTTTTTCAGCAGCAGCCATTCTTAATTGACCTGTAATATTTTCTTGCTGCTTGTTGTAAACAAATTGCTCTCCTTGAGCTCTTTGGTTTTGTAACTGAGCAGCTTGTTGAGCTTTAGCCATTTGATTAGCTCTTTCTTGCTGACCAATATTAGCAGCAGTTCTTTGTGCCGCTTGTTGACCTTGATTCATTATTTGTTGAGCTAAACCAGCTATACCAGATCCACCTGCCGCTCCTTGTAAAGCCTGCATTGTGTTAGCTTGATTAACAGCCATTTGCTGTCTTTCATAATCAACTTGCTGTTGATTAATTGTTAAATCCTCCATAGTGTTCTGCATATCAGCATAAGGGTTAGAAAGCTCTAAACCTTGTAAAGCTTTTTTCTGCTGCGCCATCTCACGATTAGCACGCTCTTGCTCTCTTTTTCTAGCTTTACGCTCTTTATTTGCAGCTATCATTTTACTGGCACCACCTACAACAGCAATACCAACCATTACCCAACTCATATTATATTGTTTTTATTATTAATATATTCTTCAAATTCTTCATAATCTTTTACTATTATTTCTTTTTCTAATTGCTCTAAATCTTCTGTGTTAGTAGGGTTAGGATAAACATTAACCCAAACAGAATCTTCGTGTGCATATATAACTCTTTTTGAACCTGCAGCAGCCTTAACATAACAAGGTGCTATATAATCATCAGTGTTTGTTTCTGAAGCAACAGATAAGTGACCAGACAGTAAAAACCAAACATGCTCATTTTTATGTATTTTTCCTATAACTGCTGAGTCTTTTTTCATTGACATTTGTCTAACATAAACGCCATCAACAAACATGTGTTCTAGCGGAAATACTTTTGTGTCACCTTTTACAATATTTTCCCCATCTACAAGAGGTATCAGTGCTTTTTCTGCTTCTAATATCTTACTTCTTGTTTGTAATTCTTGTTCTTTTTTTATTATATTTTTCATTAAATTTAACTTATATGTACTATAGTTACACTTTTTGCCAATTATTTACTACTTTCCCACATGTCAGCACTTATACCAAAAAGCTCTGCTTCTTCAGTAGAATTATTTCTAAAACATACTTCTGCGTAATAACCTTTTAAACCACTATTGTTTGCTTTTTTATTTTTACTAAATAATATAAAATCTGTTGCTGATGGTAGAACGGTGTTAGCATCGTGATCTACCACCATACTTAACCTATCAGTAGCTATAGAGTCACACGTGCCTAAAACAACAACATCTGATGTAGACGCTGTATTAAAGCCAGCGGTTAAAGCTGTAGGACAATATAATATTAAGTCTCCAGTCTGAACAGAAACTTGTATAGGTATCGTAAATGTTAATGAAGCTAATGGCATATTTTATTATGTTAATGTTATTGTTATATTAGCAGACGAGCTAGCATTTATACCGTCGCTAACAGTATAAGAAACTGTATCTGAGCTACCAGTAGAAGGAGCATTATATATTATAGATTTACCATCACCACTTATTATAGCCGTGCCACTTCTACCACCACTAGGTATTGTTGCTACAGTTAAGGTACCAGTGTGAGTTGTGCAAGAATCTAAAGGTTCTATAATTATACTACTGCCCAGTGGACAAGTAAAAGCGTCATCACCAGTAAACGCCGCTGCTGTTGGCGCAGAATAAGCTGTTACAAAATCATCTAAAGAAAGCGTTGTTGTAACATCAGTGTTACCAACTTGATCTATATAACCGTCTACATTAAGATTTACAGTTGCTGTTCCAGCTCCAGTAACTTCTACTTTTGTTATGTAAATAGAACTACCAGCTTCTGAAAAACTTAAAGTAAGATTAGCTGGTAAAGTTTGGTTTGATGACATTACTAATAAACCAGCGTTACTTATAGAGGAAACAGTTGGATATCCAACTATATTATCACCTTGTATTAGGTCACCAACTTTTATATCAAACGTGCCTTCAGGCACAGATTTTAATTGAACAGTATTGCTATTGGTAATAGCAGAAGACATATCATAATAAACATAACAACCATTGTTTAATCTAGCGGTAACACTGTTTTGTTTAAAGTCTTGAAACGATGGTTGTCTAGATATTCCAACTGTTCTAGTAAATACTAATGTACCAGAAATAGTTTCTGTAGAAGTTTTACTTAAAACAATAGTAGCACTACCATCAACAGTTATTGTTGTATCAGTATCAACACCTGTTCCAGTAACAGCATCACCGGTTTGTAATTTTAAAGCTGCTGAAGTTGCTGTTAAAACAACGGAAGTACTAGCGTGTGTATGTGACGAAACAGTCCCATTAACCGTATAAGCTAATCTTTGAGAATAAGTAAAATACCCATTGTTAACAGTTCTAGGTGTTATTCCATAATAATCATTAGTTGGAAAAGAATTTGTTACAACGTTTTGGAGTTTAGAAAGCGGTATTTTATTTAAAGGATTTAATATGGTTGTTGATGCTGGTACAGCTCCGTTGGTAGTGTGTGCCGCAACGTTTAACATGTAGTCAACCTCTCCAAGTTGAAATAAGTTTATTATATAAGGGTTTTGGCTAGAGCTACTTGTAGAAGATGTTGTTGTTCCAGTAGGTGTTAAAGTTACCTTGTAACTTTTATCATAGTTAGCTTCTTTAAAAAAGGCTTGTATAAAAACTTTGTGCTTATTTTTATTATCATATCTAGCTAGTAAACCAGGGTCTACTATAGTGCCTTGTAGTTTTGTTGCTTCTCTTGTAAAAATTTCATTTTCAAAATCATAAGAAAGATTATTGTTGTCCTCAACTTTTAAATCATAGGTAGCACCAGGAACACCATAGACACATATATAGTAATCTTTGCTTTCAGCAGGTATAATATCATTATCTTTATGACCTTCAACAACAACGTTATAAATACATGTTCTCATAACTGGATTTGCTAACACGCTTGGTACCGTAGCGTATATAGTATGTACTTTAAGCCTTTCAGCAGATAATAAAACTGTTCCAGTGTCATAAAATATATCGTAAGCAATTCTTCTTAATAACGTTAAATTACCAACTGAAGAAGTATCTTCTGTTCTTTCATCTAGTCTTTCAGATATTATAAACCTATCAGCGTTATCACCAGATATTCTAAAAGAAGGCTCTGAAGGCATATAGTAATCAAGGGCCGAAGTAGAGGAAAAAGCAAAAGTACCTAGTTTAACAACAGAGTTTATAGGTAAACCATTTATATACGAGCAAGCTCTAGTACGAGTAGATCCAGCGGTATTATCACTAACACTATTACTACCAAGATCAGAATTAAAGGTAAAGTTAGTTGTAGCGTTAGAAACAACGTTGTTAATAATATTCCAACTAGCCGCTCTTTTTGGCAAGTGTGCCGTGCCGTCTATATCAACTTCTATAGTAACAGCCGTTGATGGCATTGTAAAAGTTTGTACTAAATTAACTCTAGCTATAACCTGATTAGAAGGATCTAAAGCTGTTGTAGTGTCAGAAAAGTTAACGCTAGCAACTTCAACTGGTAAAGTAGAACCTATAGTAAAGTCAGAAGCTTGAACTGTATAACCTGGGTTAGCAGTTATTATAATATCGTAAGTACCAGGCATTGTGCCGGCTGCTACACTATCTCCTGAAAACTCTACTGTTGTTGGTTGTGATGTTGTATAATTGTTTGCCATAATTAATCTGTATCTCCAGTATCTTTAATTGTTACTTTATTTCTTACAACAGCTGTGTCTGTAGCTGTATTATCTGTAGAAGAAACAACACTACTAATAGCAGATAATTTACCTATACCTTGTGTTGAAAATGTTTTTGGATCAAAATTAGTAATGTTATTAGATTTATTACTTCTTATAAAATTAAACCATTTACCTTCTTTTCTTTTGAACTCAGGTATGTATCCTGTTTCTAAATCTGTTTCTATATAGCTAGAATACCAACCATCAACAGGTGTGTTATTGTAAAATTCATCATCAGTTATATTTGCTAAAACTCTAGACTGAGTTCCTTCGTAGTTTAACGAGCTAAAATGTTTTACGCTACTTGGTATATCGTTAAAAAGAACACAAACCTTAGACACGTGTTGTATCCCATAAAAATTATTTCTAGTTTCACTACTGTGGTGTTCATATATATTACCACCTCTAAAGGTATAATATTTATCATTAAGACTTAAACCAGATTCTTTTAACCAAGACTGAAACGTTACCCAACCTTTGCTTTTTTCACTATAGCTAGCTGTGATATTTACTAAACTAGTGTTAGTATCATCTAAACCATCTGATGCAAAATCATTAATATTATCATCGTCTTGGACTTCAAAAGGCCCTTGCAAAGACCATTTAAACATGTTTGAGTCTTGATAACCACTCCATCCAACAAGCCAATTTACTTTTACTTCGTAAACCTCTTTGACTGTATCATAAAATATACTTTCAATAGAATAAACCGCTTCTGGTTGATGAGTATGAGTCCAGTTGTTAGGCCAATTTATAAAGGCTTGTATAACACCTAAGCCTGTTGCGCCAAGAGCTGGATTATGAAGGGGTGAATGCGCAAAGAAATTAGTTTGATATAAATAAACATTGTTAGGACCGTGTGTATTAAGAGCGTTTATTAAAGAGTTCCAATTAGGCGTACTATCTGTAGCTGGCATAATACTATAACCAGTTGTTATTTTATCAAACCAAAGTGTTATTGGGTTTTCTAAAGTTGGATTAGCACCATACTCACCAGGTCCACCATGCTCTATACCGACTGGATGTGTTGGTGTTCCACTTGCTCTTATACCAGCCCAACCTCTTGTTGTTGTGCCTGTATTACCTATAATATTAGGCGGTGTTTGCGCGCTACTAGCACCGTTGGTTTCAATCCACTCAGCCCAATTATTAGTAATACCACCATATCTAAACCAGTTACCAAGAGGATTACCTACCGTAGGTATAGGCCCTGTATTTATAACAGTAAGTCCTGTATCGTCTTCGTCATCAGTTGTTGACAAAGTTTCTAAGTGTTTTGATCTTATAGTTAAGTTGTACAGCCCTTTATTATCGTCGTAACTACCTACAAGAGTTATGTCTTTTGCTCTAAAAGCATCTTTAAAATAATCTCTCATACCCATATCAGATATAGGTACTAGGCCTTGTGCTGATAATCTTAAAACAGCACCTCTTGCTTTGTCTGTAAAATAAGCTCTATACTCATCATAAGCAAAAGAACTAGGATCTGTAGATATTCCATAATCACCGCCATAAGGTTTTGCGTTACCTAAAACTCTATTTGTTGATGTTACGTTAGCATTGCCATCAGCATTAAATAAAGCGTCTTTATTAGCAAGTATGTTTATAACTCTATCTTCACATAAAGCTGTTAAGTTTGTATCTTTTGACCAAAGCTTTTGTATACTACCGTAAGTAGGATTTAAATCTTTAGTTATTTTTTCTGCCTGTATAAATTGATTTAAATTATTGACACCACTAATACTGTTATATATACCTGAATATATTAATCCTGACTTTCTACGCTCTTCTTTATATTGCTCTGCTAATACGGTAGAAACTTTAGGTCCTTTATCTATTGTAACAGCATTAAAGTCATCTCTAATTCTATTTGACTCAACACCGTTAGCAAAAGAAAAACAGTTGTAATATTGTAAAGGATTATAACTAGTGTAGTAATGTGAGCTTTCAAAACGATTTTTATAAGTTGAAAACTCTTGGTCTATTGCTAAACAATCACTAGCTTCATGATAAATATCTAAATCAATATCTTCTTTTGGTTCTGTTTCAAATATAGCTGGATTATCACTTGTATAAGAATCATCAACAGCAAGTTCTTCTAAAAACTCAATATGCCTTAAACCTTCTGCTGGTTCGTTTTGAAAATGTTTTATTCTATATCTATCGCTCCAAGCAACTCCTGAAGACTCTCCTTCTTCAAAACCATTAACACCTTCCCAGTTATCAGTAAAAGGATTATAACCTGTACCTGTTCTACCAACAGCATCAGCACCAGTGGTACCTAACGAAGGTTCAAACTCCATTCTTATCATGACGCTATGGTTTGACTCGTATCTAGCGCCTGCTTCACTGTTTATCCAGTTATTTGAAGAACGAGCGTAATTTTCAACCATCCACTCGTAGCCAGATGTTTTGACCCTATATATAGTAGTATCACCTTTAAATCTAAATAACGTTCCAGGCCCTCTCATTTTTTCTGCTAAAGCTAGTTTTTTATCGTTACCACCTGTAAAGTTATTACCGTGTTTAGTAATACCAAATCTTTTCTTTGCTTTTCTTCTTATACCACCTTGACCTGCTTTACTCCAGTGCATCTGTATATCTAAAGTACTATAGTTTTGATCTGAAAAATCTTTAAATCCTCTTGTGCCTCCTGGGGCTGGGTACCACTCGGATCTATGGTCTATTTTACTTACAAAAAATCTTTGTTGCGGTATATCAACAACACCATCAGTACTGTCTCTATAATAGCTTTCATCATCTTGAACGTTTTTTTGATAACCTAAAGCTGTACTATCTGTTACTATGTATACTTTTTGAAGTTGTTTTACTAAAATGTTTTTTGAAAAAACAGCGTCTTTATGTATTTTAACAAAAAATCTACCATTAAATTCTGGTAAGTTTTTTACTTTTTTACTAGCTATTTCTACTGATAAACTATTTTTTAAAGTACCGCTATTAGTACCATCATCAGTTGTCCATGACATGTCTAGTCCAAAAGGTTTTTTAACTACAACACGTCTATTACCACCATATTCAGATATAGTAGATATATCATACCAATCAGAAGTATTAGTAGCATTAGAAATTCTAACAGATCTATCTGTAGCGCTAGCTACATCTTCAAAAGAAGACCCGTCTTTAAATAAACTAGATGGTAAATCAAAGTGTGACTGATCTATTTTTGGCTCACCATCTGCTGGAAAAGAAGGTGGTGTTACTGTACCAAGAGTATCAAATTTTGTTTTTACAAATAAAGGCGCTTCATTTTCTATTGCTATAATTTTATATCTAGCTTTTTCAACTACAAACTCATCGTTATCATGTTGTTTTTTAAGTATTAAATACGTGTCTTCATCAACTTTATTTCTTTCAGAAGAAGGAAAGCTAAGCCAAACATTACCATCTTTAGCATCGTAAAATCTATCAAGTGCTAAATTATAATACTCGTTAGAAGTTTCTTTTACATAAATTTTAAAATGAGTAGCCCAAACAGGCCAGTCATCTGTTTCTTCAAGTCTTACTGTTAAGCCATTATAATCGTCAGCTTTATTTTTTTTAACCTTAATAACACCTGACTCATGTGTTTGAATAGGTGTTGTTCTACCAAACTCATCTACATAAGCCATACCTACTTGATATGTTCGTAAAGATTTTAAAGATCTTTCAGGTTGTTTAGCTTCTGTTTCTAAAGCATTTAATGGACTATACCACTTTATTGTTTGACCTGTTGTCGGATCTACTAAAGCTGTATTTTCGTCATACTGTAGATTATCTCTAATATTTTTTCTTTTACGTATAGCTGTTTTAAACTTTTGCTTTATAGTATTTTTGTCGTTTTTACCAATTATATTAAATTGATGTATATAATTAGCATAAACAATTCTATTAGCAGTTACTTCTTGACCTAATGCTTTTCTAGGAACATTGTCATAAGGTCTTAGTAATTGATTAGAAGGTACAGCAGCGTGTATTATATCTGATTTTATTTCTAAAGAACCTACAGGATCGTCTATGTTAAATGCTGGTTTTCTAGCTATAGTTCTTTTTATTTCAAAAGGACTACCATCATACAACCAAGTTGATGCTGAGCTTGTGACAGCGGTACCACCAGCAGTAAGAGATATATAGCTAGCTTCGTTTTCACTAACTAAAAAAGAATCAATTAAAATAGTTCCAGAAAGCCCTGTTTGTCCTGCTGTAAAGTTAATTTGATCTCCAACCTTAATATTAACATCTTCAAAATCATCTGTTATGTTGTAATAATAAATACCATTTTCAATAATTTCACTTCCAGCAAAAGATGTTGTTCCAACCATAGCTAAGTCAGTAACTAAAGTATTAGGCGTTTCTCTTTTGATCACTTTCCCAAACCAACCTTCATCACCTTTATAATCAACAGTTCTTAATCTATTACCTACTGTTTTAGAACTAGGTGATTTAATTGTTTCTACAGTATAAATATTTGGAGAGTTTGATTCTTTATATAAAATATCTATTTCAACAACATCTAAAGGTATTGTTATAGGTTTAAAACCATAAAGTAATAAATATCTTAAATTATTTGTCATTCCTAAATTATGACCTTTTCTTGGGTGATAATCAAATCTATCCGCAATAAACGCAACTTCTGAAAAAGGTGAAAAAGCAGAATACTCACCATCTTCATATCTCCATCTATAAGCAAACCTTGGAAATTTAAATTCAAACAAAGGATCTTTTTGCTGCAGTCTAACTCTAAAATTAACAAGAGGTTTTATTATTTTAGTAGATATTGCTTGTATTTCAAAAGTAAATGTGTTTCCTGCTGTTTTAGAATCTACAATAACAGTAACTAAAGAACTTCCATCAAAACCAGCTTCATCATCTTCTGGATAAAATTCAACTACATCTCCTTCCTCCCAGTCTAAAGATTGTGCAAAAGTTAAAGACGGTGTTGTTTGTCCATTTGTTAATCTTGCGCCAGCTTCATCAAAAAAGAAACTACTAGAAACAACGTTTGGATCATCAAAAGGAAGTTGAACATCTTGTTCTACTACAATATTACCGTCTTTTGGCTGTATATCAGCTTTTGTAGTATTAGACATTATCATATCTAAAGAAGACGTAGGCGCGTTCTTTATTACGGTAGCATGTTTATAAGAAAAGAAAGGGTAGTTTATTGCAGACGCGTAATCGTCTAAGGACGCTAGTCTAGCGTTTGTTGCGTTGTCAGGTATTTGACCATTAACTATTAAAAGTGTAGGATATTTTCTAGTTCCGTTTTTATGGTAATGAGCTGCGGCGTTTGCAAGATCATCAGCGTTATCAGTGTGAGGACCATATGTTGATCCGTACTTACATCGGTTTATATTTATTTTTTTAGGCTCTGTTAAGTTGTCAGTCCAAAATAAAAGATCATCTATTATATTTATTCCAGTAATAACTTCACCCGGGTTTTTAGAAGCAAAATGATTAAATGCTAACGCTCTTTTTTCATGAGGTAGTTTAAACTGTACGCTTGTGCCAGCGGTTGCTGTTCCTAAAGCAGCATATCCTAAATCATTAGCATCGTGTTCAGTGTATATTCTCCAACCGTTATAACCACTGTCAGTATCTTCTTCTATTTTTATTACAGAAGTTTTCATACCTTGCATGTAAACTTCCATACCAACTTGTATACCTATAGGCCTTATATCACCAGGTAAACCTAAGTTACTTACATGTAGATGATCACCTTTTGCGTGTTGATCATTAGAAAGTTTAGTATTAACTTTTACGTGTTCTACAAAAACATATTTAGCATTATCACTACTTTCGTTATATTCTATTATGTAATCAGAATATATTTTATGCTTTACGTCTACGTTACCAGAGCTATCTTGTTCGGCGTGAACATATGTATTGTTTAAAGCATAATCACCAGTTTCCCAGCTAGCGTCATAGTTTCTATGTGGATCTGTAACAAAATAATATATTTTGTTTTTAGCTTTATCAGCTATAGAACCAACACAAACCGCGTCCTTTGAAAACAAGTGACTGTCAGCTGTTAAAAAATCTAAATCTGTACTACCAATTTGATCTGTGTTTAATAAAGTATTACCTTTTAGTGATTGTACAGTTCCAGCATTAGAACCCTCTGAAGTGTTAACTTCTATGTTTAAAGCATCTCTATATTCACCATTAGGTACTAATCTTTCGTCAAGATCTTTATTCATTCGACCTTGAGTAAAGTTACGTTTTAACTCCGGCATTTAATTAGTGTTTTATATGTTTAGACTTACCTCTTAAAATTTGAGTGATTTCTTCTAATTTAATATTAGACAGTCTTAGTTTTGCTTTTCTTATTTCAGCAAATCTTTCTTTTTTAAATCTTTGAACTAAATATTCTTGTGTATTAGCTCTAGTAGATAATATAGCATATGCTATATATTTATACATGGCTTCTTCAGCAAACTTATGTACTTTCATTTCTGCATCTGTACCTAGGCTATCACTTATATATTTTATTATTATTGTTTTTCCAGCTAAATTAGAACTAAAGTGTATTAAACCTGTGTTTGGGTCTATATAAAACGAACCATTTATATTAGCGTGTTGAGGGTCTAAACCATACCGCTTACCCTCTAGCGCTTCATATATTTCATCATCATAATCATCGTCACTATCTGGCGTTGCCTCTATAGCCTCAAAGTTTTCCCAAGTAGAAGAAGAATTATCTGTATCTAAAACCCCAGCTGTAAAAGTATAATCTCCATTAGCGTCTTGAGTTACGTCTGTTGGGTTTGAAGTTTTTAAAGCTGGATATATAATGTGTTCTATACCAGAACCATCGCTCCAAGTAAATTTGACGTAATTAACATAGTCTTGTGGTAGTATCATTGTTAAAGAACTTGGTAAAACTATTTCTTGAGATTTTACAGATTTAAAAGTATCAAATGATAGTTCTTGTAAAGCTCTTTTAGCATGAAAAGAGACATCTGTTCTTCTTATCTTTGATATTATTTTATCTTCACCTACATAGGCGATAATAAATTGATTTATAATAGTTTCTAAAGATGTAAATTGATAATCACCAAAAGGAGTTGGTGAGGCCGTACTATAATATTGTTGTCCTGTTTGTGTTATTAATCCCATTTAGTATTGTTTTTTAGCCATTAATTCGTTATCTTCGTTTGCCGCTACTTGAGTTAAACCTGGTTTGTTTAATGTTACTCCTGCTAGTTCTAATATTTTATATACTAACTCTGTTTCTTCTGAAGCGTGTAATTGAAAATCTGTTGCTTGCGTAGCGTCGAATAACGCGTATGAACCTACAACATTGTAACCCCAAATAACTTGAGTTGGTTTAGATATATAATTGCAAAATATATTTGGATTATCACCAGCTATTGAATATGCTACTGTAGGTGAAGCTGGATATAAAAGTATTTTTGTATCTGTTTTTCTAACATATACAGGGTTGTTGTCAGTAGGTGTTGCTAAAGCTGTTTTTAACATATTATGCAAATCGTTTTTATCAACTCTTTCAACCTCACAATCATATGTACCAGCGTTGTAAAAAACAGTACCTAATTTGTGTACAACTGGTGTTATTGGTAAAGTAGCCTCGTTACCAACTAAATTTGAAAATGCAACTTTCCAATTTTCAAAAGGCGCTATTTTTTCGTGTAAAATATCAAGCCTGTCACTGTACTCACCAACGTTACCGTGTTCATCATACATTTTACCTAATTCATAGCAATATTGTTCAAATATTAATAATTGAGCTTGATTAGCAAACAAATTAAATTCTTGAGGTGTTATATAACCTCTCTGCTCTTTGTTAGCCATAGCTTGTACTCTTTGATATACTGTATCTACACTTACTGCCATTTATTATTTTTTTTAGTATTGCAACCACCCGTTAAGATGGTTGCTTTACTTTGTTTTACTTCATTCGTTTTTCTATATTCTTGTACACCTCCATACCTTCATCAGTTTTAAACCAAGCGGCTAAAGCTGAATACGGGTGCTCATCAAAAGGTACAGTCATTATTTTTCTACCAGTTGAAGCCCAATTAAAAGTTCTTTGATCTGAAGTTAAAGATAATATACCAGCTTCTGTAGCTTTTATACCAAAGTTTCTAAGTTGTATATTATCGTCTGTAACTAATTCTAAGAACAGTTGAGGATTTCTTTTAGCAAATATAAGTAAATCACGTTTTAATTCCTTATATGACATGCTAGATACCCTAGAGCCATTCTCTACCCTCATAACAGCTTCCATCATATCAACTTCTAAATCATTAGCCGCTTGTAAAGCAGCAACTTCAAATTCTAACCAGTCTAATTGTTTTTCTGCTTGCTGAACTGGTTTCCACTCATAATAAAGTTTATCCCTGTGTGGGTGATATAAACTTAAAAATTTTTGTAAAATTGTTTTTTCTCTAGGAACGTGTAGTACCCCGTTTCTAAATACAATATGAGATAATCTTTGGTCACCTTTCATTTCATCAACAAAAGGAGTTCTTTGATTTTCACAATATTTTAATTCTCTTTCAAAACCTTTTTCTTCGTCAAAATAATAGATATTAGTAGATCTTATCATGTAAGATAATGGTTTTTTATTACCTATTAAATAATAAACTCTATCTTTTACTTCCCATTCAGGTTTTTTAGGTTCAACTTTTTTAGGTTTCGGTGTTTCAACAACTGGTGTTTCAACAACAGGTACCTCTACCTTTTCTTTTGTTTCTTGTTTTTTTGCCATAATATAATATATAATAAAATTAATAAAATAAAGCCGAGGCCGAAGCCTCGACTTTTATATAAATGCTTACTTCAATAAGAAGAAGTTATTAGCACCTTGTACAATTAAACATCTTTCAGATAAGTAATGTACCTCCATTGCATCTAGTTCAGATGTAGTAGCACCAACAGAACCAGTAACCCAAGTTTTCATTCTTCGGTCATCAGTTTGTGAAGCTCTATATCTAACGTGTAAGAATGGACGTTTTAAATTCTTACCTAAAGTTTGATCATACACAGAAGAAACTCCTGCAGGTATCATACAACCTCTTATTGCATTAACAGTGTCTTTAGCATTAATAGCACCTCTTGTAGAAGCGTCGTTTAAGTATTTCCAGTCAGACTTGTAGAAGTCATAAGAACCTCTTCTGAAACCAGAGAAACCTAAATTAAGTGCCATATCTTCTTCGTTGTCAAACACACCGTAAGAAGTACCACCTGTACCATGAGAGTTCATTGAAGCTAACATGTCATCTATAGCTAAACTAGTAGATCTGTTTAAGAACATCATGTTTTCTTCAATAGCACCTTGAGAATCAAGCTCAGCTAAAATAGCGTCAAACTCAGCTAAATCAGTACCAGCATCAACACCTTCAATACCTGTAGCTATATTACCTCTAGTTTCAATAGCTGAAAATAAACCTTCAGTACCAAAAGTAGTGTGAGATGCTCCTAAAACAGAACCATCAGCTGCAGACTGAGCACTATCACCAACAACAGATTCAATCATTGCCATTTCTAAATAATCAGCAAAACGAGCTCTAGTGTCTCCTTCAGCTTTTAAATACCACATGTAGCCATTTTGTCCGTCTTCACCTGATATTTCAACCCAACCAACTTGAGAAGCATCAGATCCAGAGATGTCATACTTGTCTTTTAATATAATTGGCTTGTTAGTAAATGATTTGAAACCTGGAGTATTAGTACCTACTCTTCCGTTAGTACCTTTTGAATACTCAGAACCAATAACTAGTACCGTTAAAGATCCATCATCATCAGAACCTGTAGCAGTTAATCCAGTTAAGTTACCTATTTGACCATTTGCGTTTGTAGCATCGTAAGGAACAACACTAACTACGTTAAGCGCTACGGCTTGTACTAACAATCTGTGAGTAGCAGTAGCTGTAGCTACTAATAAGATGTCATTTATTCTAACACCATTGTCTCTAGCTGAAGCGTCTAAAGCTACACCATCAATAGTTTTGTCAAGAGTAATTTGACCACCAGCAGTAGTATCAGCACACTGTGTAGTGTTTTCAACGTGACCAGTATAAGATAAATGTAATCTTCCTTGCTCAGACCATACTACTTGATCAGCAGTCATAGCCTCTTCTGCACCAACTTGTGAAAGAAAACCAGAGATAGTTCTGTTACCAAACACCTCAGCTTCTGCTTCCATTAAGTCAGGCAGGTATTGCTGCGCCCATCCGTCCGAAGACCCAAGCGTAGCAAAATCAATATAATTCGAAGACAGTGTTTGCTGTATTGGAGCTGGCACTGTATTCGATGCACCTGTAATTGCCATAATTTTGTAATTTTAAATTTTTAGTTATTTTCGTTTTTTAATTTTAAATGTCGCTGTTTTATGATTGTTATTATCTCCAATAACCCTTGCTTTAAACCCTGTTTTAGGTGCTGTAAAAGATTGTCTAGGTTCCATGTTAACATTTTTGGATCTAGATATACTTTCTCTTAAAGCATCTGCCTTACCTTGCTCGTAAAAATGATTTGCAATAGCATCAGGATTCATAGCTGTGAACAGTCCTTTGTGATAACCACTAGCATTTTCCATTTGACCACTTTCATTAAGAAACTTTCTTATGAAATTATTAATGTCACTCTGGTTTGTTTTTACTTTTTCAGTATCACTTACATTATACCTAAACCTTTTGTCTCCAATATTGTATTCAAATCCTTTAAATTCATTATTAAAAACTTGATCAGTTTTTTGTAAAAATGTAGACTGAGCTTGTTCTTGAGTTTTTAATCTTTCTTGCGACTCGTTGAAGTATTTAATAGCATCTTGCTGTTCGTTTGTAAGCTTAGACCCCATTTTAATATCTTCATAGTATTTAGACTTTAGCCCGTCTAAGTAGGCTTTAGCGCTGGCAACTTGCTCTTTTAACGCTAATTTTTTTCTTTTCACATCTTTTTCGTCATCTATTTTTTCATCCCAGTCAAAACTTTCTTGTACTAAAAAGTTTATTTCATCATCATCAAGATGTGGTTTTGTATCTTTGTAATAAGACCTAAGCAAATCATCATCACCATAATCATTAAAATCTCTATTTAAATTCATATAGTCATTTAGATCACCACCTGTGTCTTTCATAAAGTCAACAACCTTTTGTATGTTTTCTGGTAAATCTGGTTGTTTAGGTAGCTCTGGTTTTGGTGGTTGAGGTGGTTCGTTTGTTATTTCTTCTAATACTGGAGCTTCTTGTGTTTTTGTTTCCGGTTGTACTTCTTCTTGTTTTTGTACGGGCTCGGCATTTTTAAGCTCTGTAACCACTCCGTCGTTGTTAGTGTTATTTTCTTTAGTTTCATTTTCTTTTGGTTTACTCATATCAACTTTAATGATATCTGGTGTTTTTTCAAATTTTTTAGGTTTTTTCTTTATTTTTATTTTTTCAACTTTATCGTCTACTTTAGGCTTTTCAGCCACATTTTCTTTGTTTTCTTCCATAATATAATATAATAATAATTAATAATTTTACATGCCCATTATTCCAGCTAACGGATCTTGTGCAGCACCACCCATTTCAATATCTTCTTGCTGAAAATCTTTTGGTGGTGAATCGTTTTTTCTTTGATCAATTAACTGAGATTGTTGTGTAGCTTGTATTTTTGTTCTTTCGTCTTTACGATCTTCTTTGCCATCTTCTTTTGCTTTCATAGCATCAGCTTGTAATTTAGCTAATCTAATCTGTATCTGGAACTCATGGTCCATTAACTGTTTTTTAAGCTCTGTTTCTTGCATCATTCTTTCTGCTTCAAATTTAGCTTTTATACTTTCTAACTCTTGCATAGACTTAGACTCAGACTGTTTCTTTTGCATTTCCATTTGAGCAGAAGCTTGTTGAGTTTGTATATTAGCCTGTGATTGAGCCATTATATTCTCTTGTTGTATTTTTTGATCTCTTTCTAGCTTTTTCTTTCTACGTACTTTTAATAGTTGATTTGCTAGCTTTACATTTTTTATTTCTCTAAGATCAATAGCATCTTCTATATCTATCGTTTGTTGAGATAAAGCAATTTGTATATTATTTTCTAGTAATTGTTTTTCTTCTTCATCTGGCATTAATTCTATAAATATACCAAAGTCATACAAATGTAACTCAGACATTTCTTTTAATGTAGCCACGTTGTGAGCACCTATTTGCTGAACAAAAGCATTTTTAGTAGGTGAATATTCTAGTATATCAGATATTCTAAGTGATAAAGCTTCACAAACTTCTTGTGTTAAAAATAATCCTGATTGTAATATATGTCTAGTTGCAGTGTTACTATTTGCAGCTGCTAGTTTTTGCACACCTACTAAAGAGTATTTTTCTGGAGTTGCAGCGTCTCTAGCTTCATTTAAACCAGTCACATCTCTAATCATTTGTAAATAATAATTATAGGTCTGTATTAAACTTTGCATTTTACCACCGCCATTATTAGTGTTTATTTCTTGTATTGGCATTTTAGCAGGGTTCATGTCTCCATCCGCAGTCATTGATCTACCTATAACAGAACCTGTTTGGAAAAACATATTTAACGCTTCTTGTGGGTTGTAGTTAGTACCGTTACCTAAGTCTATTTCAGCCAAACCATCTGCGTCTAAATAAACACCATCAGGAACCATACGCGACATTACCTGCTGTAACTTTAAATGTGTAAGCTGTATCATATCAGCAAAACCAGTAACCCTACTAACTAAACTTTCTATTTTTCCATTATACATCCTTGGAGCTGTAATAGCATAATTCATTTTTACTTTAGTAAAATCGCTTTTAGGCCTCATCATGTTTTCAGCCATTTCCCATTTAAGAAGTTTATTACTCCCTAATATCATAGCACCTTCAAACAAAACCTCTACACATCTTTTTAAAGCGCTGTAATCTCCATCTTTATTTTCAGGTGGATTAAACGTGTCATCTTTTTCTATAGCTTTATCTGCACCTGTTCTAGTTTGTTTTACTTTATAAACCTCGTTCATATGAGTTTTATAATTAAAATATAATACTGGTACTTTGTTGACGTCTTTGTCTCCAAACTCACCGCCATATCTATACATGTCTTTATTACCGGCTCCGTACTGTACTATTTCTTCTAGGTTTTCGTGAGTTAACTCTGGAAACTGTTTTACTAATTCGTTTATTGGTATTTCTTTTAACTCACCAACATAATATATATCTTCAAAATAAGGTGATTCTGTATAAGAGTAAACAAGATGTGCTGGATCAACATAATCTATTTTAACACCTTCACTGGTATTAAACGTTGTTCTAACAGCGCCTATACCTAACACTGTTAAATCGTAATAAAACTGTTTTTTTATTAATTCGTACCTGTTGCCATCTAACAATGTATTTATAGCTTGTTCTTCTGCTAATTCTACAGCTTGCTTGTATGTAAGCTGCATATGAAGATTTAACTCTTGCTCTGAAGCAGGTATTATTGACTTATCGTTTTTATTAAGAGTTATACCTAAAGTTTCTTCAACTAAAGCATTTAAATCTTTTGTTTGAAAATCTCCTAGTAAAGACTCCATATATTCTGTTCTTTTACTTACACCGTGCGGATCTTGTGAGTAAGCTTTTACATCATACATTCTTTCGGCTATACCGTTTACAACTATATCTACAAACTTAGGTATAATAGGTACTGGTTTCCAGTCTAGGTTTAAGTAGCTTAAGTCACCATTTATAGATAATTCATCTTTATATTTTTGTATTGATTGTTCTCCTCTAGCGTAAAGTCTAAGGTTATGAAAATTATTAGAAGTATCTAAATACCTATTGTTATATGTACCATTAGCAAACCACTCGCTAGATATAGCTTTACCAACTTGCAACCCATACTCTGCAGACATTTTTTCTATGTCACTTACAACCTGACTTGGAAAACTACCTTTGTAACCTTGTTTTAACATATTTGCTATTTAATTATTTTAGACATATTCCCTTTGTTTTCATACTTGAATATGTTTATGTTTACTTTTTGTTTTTCAATTTTAGCATTTGGCGCGTATAAATGTCTATTACAAGCCATTATAGCTAAACCCGAGCTAATTGCAGCATCAAACTTTGTTCTTTTATTTATATCAAACCTAGCCCAATCGTTTAAAGTTCTATTAAAATACATTTTACCGTAGTTACCGTTTGTTTGTAAACCTACTTTGTCTTGTATATACATCTCAATAGCAGCCGCATGAGCTTGTTTTATATCCTCACTAGAGTTTGGTATGCCACCTATTTCTTTTTCTGCTGCAGAAAGCTTGTTCCAAACTTTGTCTGGTCTATTCATACTATAACCTCTGTAACCTCTACGTCTTAAGTAATATAATAATCTAGGTTTATTATTTTCAGCAAGCAAAGGCATACCATAAAAAACTAATGCCATTAATACATCTTCAAAAAATATCTCTGCTGTTTGTGGTCTAGCTATATATTCTAAGAAAAAAGAACTAGAAGGCGCCTCTTCCATTGAAAACTTAGTTAAACCGTGTAAAGCACCATTAGAACCTCTACCATCTACAGTTCCTGATATATCATAGCTATCACAACCAAAAGCGCCTACATGCTCGTTACCAGGATATTTAATACCGTTTTTTGATACTATTTTGTTTTGTAAGTGAACTGGTGGCACCCAGCTTATATTAAACCTACCTTTTGGATCTGGGTAAAATATTACTTGCGTGTCTTTAACACCGTTAACCCATTGAAAATTACCCTTTGATATAACAGCTTCATTACCTATACCTTCATTGTAATCTATTTGTTCGTATATTTTTACTAAGTTAAATATACTATTTTTTGTTTCATCTCTAAACGCGTGCTCTTCAG